CTGCCGCCCTTCCTGGCGAACCGGGAAAGCATGACGGGGACGGGACAGCTTCCCAAGTTCGCCGAGGATCTCTTCAAGATCGAGGGGCTGGACTACTACCTGATCCCCACGGCGGAGGTACCGGTCACGAACATCCACCGGGAGGAGATCCTGAACGAGAAGGACCTGCCGATCCATTACGTCGCCTATTCGCCCTGCTTCCGGGCGGAGGCGGGCTCCTACGGCAAGGACACGCGGGGGCTGATCCGGCAGCACCAGTTCAACAAGGTGGAGATGGTGAAGTTCGCCACGCCGGAGACCTCGTACGAGGAGCTGGAAAAGCTGACGGCCAACGCCGAAGAGGTCCTGCGGCGGCTCGAAATCCCTTTCCGGACGGTCAGCCTCTGCACGGCGGACCTGGGGTTCTCCTCCGCNAAGACCTATGANGTGGAGGCCTGGATGCCCGGCCAGGACGCCTACCGGGAGATCTCCTCGTGCAGCAACTTCGAGGACTTCCAGGCCCGGCGGGCGGCCATCCGNTTCCGTCGCGAAGCCACGGGCAAGGTGGAATTCGTCCACACCCTGAACGGGTCGGGTCTGGCCGCGGGNCGGACCACCGTCGCCGTTCTGGAGAATTATCAGCAGTCCGACGGGAGCATCCTCATTCCGAAGGCGCTGCGGCCCTACATGGGCGGCCGGGAAAAGATCGCCCCGGCGTGATCGATCGTTGAANGAGGAGGGATGGCCGAGTGGTCGAAGGCGGCGGTCTTGAAAACCGTTGACCGAAAGGTTCGCGGGTTCGAATCCTGCTCCCTCCGCCAATTCAAAGTCCAAGGAAGTCCAAAGAAGTGCAAAACCCGTTAGAAATAGCGGGTTTTTTCTTGCCTGTTTGTCTATTACCGTCCAAAGAAATCCATTGACATACCCCCACTATCGGGGTACATTTTAAGCAAATGTACCCCTGGTCATAAATTTGTACCCCCAGAAGGAGGGAATCGTTATGGCGCTTAGTGATGTCAAGATTCGTAACGCTAAACAACCGGATAAGAAAGTAAAGCTATTTGACGGAGATGGTCTTTTCCTCTTAGTCACTCCACAGGGGGGAAAATATTTCAGACTGAAGTATCGCTTTGAGGGGAAAGAAAAGTTGCTTGCTTTGGGCACATACCCGGAAATCAGTCTTGCCGATGCACGAAAGCGGCGCGACATGGCTCGGCAACAGCTTGCGCAAAGCATTGACCCGGGAGCTGTCAAAAAGGCCCAAAAACAGGCGGCAACAGCGGAAAAAGAAACCTTTGAGGTCATTGCTCGTGAATGGCATACCGCTTTTACACCGACATGGACGGCAAGGCATGGCGCTACCATTTTAAGCCGCTTGAACCATGACCTGATCCCCTGGTTGGGCTCACGGCCAATCAATGAAATCAAGGCACCGGAGCTGCTTGCAGCCGTGCGCCGGGCCGAGAGCCGGGGGGCATTGGAACTGGCACACCGGCTCAGAGCTATTGCCGGGCAGGTTTTCCGGTATGCCGTCGCCACCGGTCGGGCGGAGCGTGACCCATCCGGTGATTTAAGGGGGGCATTGCCTCCGCCAAAGGTCAAACATCATGCCGCAATTACAGACCCGAAAGAGGTTGCACCCTTTTTGAGGGCATTAGATGATTATCAAGGCGGGTTTGTTGTCAAATGCGCCTTACGCCTTGCCCCCATGTTCTTTGTCCGTCCTGGAGAGCTACGACACGCAGAATGGGTGGAAATCAATCTTGATGAAGCCGTTTGGAATATCCCGGCAAGCAAGATGAAGATGAAACAGGCCCATATTGTACCCCTTTGCAATCAAGCGATAGAAATATTGAAAGGGCTGCGAGAATATACCGGGGCGGGACGGTATGTATTCCCCTCCGTGCGTACACATTCCCGGCCCATGTCTGAAAACACGGTAAATGCTGCCCTTAGACACGCGGGTTACGACAAGGACACCATGACCGGTCACGGCTTCCGGGCGATGGCCAGGACCATACTTGATGAGGTATTGCAGGTGCGTCCGGATTACATCGAGCATCAGCTTGCCCATGCCGTTCGAGATCCTAATGGACGAGCGTACAACAGAACAGCCCATCTTGTTGAACGCCGGAAAATGATGCAGCAATGGGCGGATTATCTGGATGGACTGAAGGCCGGGGCTGTCGTTATCCCTTTTAAGGTGGCAAAGGAGTAAGGACAAAAACTTATGTATATGGAGCGCAATCTGACGAGGGGGTCCATGAGAGGGACTGACAAAATGAAAACGGCTGAAGAACAGAAGGTTGACAAATGGGTTTCCCCTCCTCAGCTTGAAAGGGCACCCCCTCCATCCAGCTCTTCCCCTCGGTTCCTCTCATGCGGCCCACCCTGACACGACCGGCCTGTTGAATTTTTTATCCTTGCGGCCGGACGGTTTCACCATTGCCATATCCGGATCACAAATCCGCGCCATACAATCAAGCATGTCGTCGTGGACACTCACAGGAAATGCGCGATATTCATCCTGGATAAATGATTGGATTAAATCTACTGATCGACCATCGTAGGTGCGCTTCCATAACACCTTTGGAATGTAAATGCGGCCAGCCTCGAATAAGGGGCTCAGCTTGCGGATGCGGTCGTTCTTGGGAATATTCCCCTTGAGTTCAGTAATGGCGAATCGATAGTTCTCCCGGCTCATCCGGTCTTCCATGTGCTCGATGTCTGCCTGCATTCCATACTTTTCATAGCCGACATCATTCGGCCTGTACTCGCGATGAAACGCAAAAAGCGCGTCTGCCCGTTCCTTGAGGTTCAGTCGATCCCTCAGACCGTCGATGAGGTAATAGTTGTCATCACCACCGCGCCCAATGACCAACATCACAGTATAATCCGAGGACGCCTTTTTTTCTGATGCGGGGTCGCAAAGAATGTAGATATTGAGGTTTGCTGTGGTCGGTTCCCAGAAACGCAGCCAATTGTCATTGAAACCTTGCGTTTCATCCGCCTTCGGGTTCATCAGCATCTGGCAGGCGTATGTGTAGCTCCCCATTTCAATGCGCTTCTCAGTCAACTGCTGCCGGGTCAGAAGAACCGGTTCACCATCAACCGTCCCGTCCACCGTCGCCGTATAGATGCGGGGGATCGCCGCTTTGCGCTCCATGATCACACGGTATGTGTCGTTGAAATGATACCTTGTGCCGATATATCGCTTCCTGCCGTTCTCAGATAACAGATTGAGGGATAACTCCCATGCGTCCGTTGTCTTCTGGATCATATCCGGGGTCGTTACGCTCTCACGGGTCACAACATCGTCGTAGATGATCAGGTCGAAATGCCGCGACGTGGGCTGGCCATCGACCAACCCCCATGCCTCAACGGTCGATTCCTTGGGGTTGCTGCTCCGCTTTACGATGATCCCGTCGTCTTCGCTCCACTTAGGAGCCTCGCCTGACTTCTCCCACAGAATGTCTGGATAGAGGCGAAGGAGCTTCTTGTTGGACTCCAGCTCCCTCTTGATCTGACGCAAAAAGGATTTGGCAATGGGTCTCGTATGGCTGAATATGCCGATGGTAATATTAGGGTTCTTGACGATTTCTTGGATGGTTAATGCAAACGTGATCGTCGTGGACTTGTAATGGGCTCTCGCCCAAAGATCAAGGTGCCCGTCACTCTCGGTCTGGATTTCGTTACAGCGGTCAAAAAGCCAATCCCGGTTAACGTCCGCTCTTCCCAGGACATAAACCAGGAGGAAAAAAACATCATGCTCGCACAAGAAGCGTGACGTTTCCTCCAGCCCGGACACAGGATCAACTTTAACTGCCGCCGCTATCATTTCCTGATAGCTGGCGTGGCGCTGGATGCGTGGACTACTTTCGGACGATGCCATATTTCGCCCCCATATCCCGGATGATTTGTTTCAACTCTTCGCTACCTTCATGCGTTACCGTTGCGTCAACCTTGACTTCTTTCCTGTCGCCGTATTTTTTTGGCAGTAGCTTGGCCGCCACCCATTTTCTGGCTTCCACCCGCAGATTCGACCGCTGGATGAACTCCCTGTTGGCCTTCGGAATCGCCGTCACACCAGATGTGTCGTTTCCTTCGACGAATATGATATCCTCGCTTTCATCATCAGCAATGGAAATGATCTGATCCGCAAGTATTTCAGCCTGCATCTCGCGCGCGCGCACGTATTTCTCCAGAAAGTCTTCTCTGTGTGGAGATTCTTGCCAGAGCCAATTCATTATCGTGGACATGCTCGGCATGTTCTCCAGGGCGCATATCTTGGTTAGCGGCTGGCCGGATGCTATAAGTTGGCATATAAGATTAGCTTTATCCTTGGAATATATGGTAGGTCGCCCTGTCTTACGAGGCTTTGGCGGTTTTACTTCCGACTTGCTTGCGGTACCGGAGTGCTTATTTTTAGGTTTTGGCACTGCCCACTTCGTGCTTTGTTTTTTTGGTATCATGGTGGTTATCTCCTTCCGGGCTGTCTGTTTCAGTTACTCGGCCTTCCTTGCATCACGAGCCTCTCCCATCACTGAACCGTTTTGTTCGTTCGTC